AGTTCTTGCTGAAGTCGTTAAGAAACACTTTCCTGACTATCGTCGTGTTCTAAATGAACTTCAACGATATTCTATCAGCGGTAAAATTGACACTGGGATTCTTTCTAGCGTTGCCGACGTTTCTATCAATGAACTTGTATCATCACTCAAGACGCAAAACTTTAGCGCAATGCGTAAATGGGTAGCAGACTTTGGTGGTGATGATCCTGCTAGAACGTATCGTAAGATTTATGATAGTCTATATGATATCATGGATAAGTCTACGATTCCGAACGCAGTCGTAATCCTCGCTCGGTATCAATATCAGGCTGCATTTGTGGCAGATCAAGAGTTGAATCTCACTGCATGTTTAACCGAAATGATGGTTGAGTGTAAATTTGTATGAGCGTGTTAAATGAATTGGTAGATTACGAAGCACCAAAACAAAACTATGTTAGTCTGACACCAGACAAACATCACGTTGGCGGATTGTATGAAAAATTACAAATACAAATGCTTCGTATAAAGTTAGCGTTATTAGATTCAGATATAAGAATCTCAGAATCTAATCCAAATGATCCTGAAGATTGTATAGTATATTCAACTAAAAGTCCTTCATACACAAAAGTTCAAATTAAATCATCCACAGTTTTTTCTAGCAAAAAAAATAAAAATCAATTAGGAAAAAACGGAAGAACTGATTGTTGGTCGTTTGCGATGTATGAAGATGATGTAAAAAAATATATTGATAACAACATAAAGTATTTTATATTTACAACATCAGTAGAAAACAATTTGAGTTATTCAGGTATAGATAGACATAAAAAAGTGACATCAATTTACTCATGGATCGTCCCATCAGAACATGTTTTAAATTATTGGAAAAACAGGGCATCAAAGGCTGACTACAGTATAAACATACATGATGGTAAATTTGAGTATGAGTATTTTGAGAATTATCAATTAATTTTGGATCACATATATGGCTGATCTCTTCAAAGAAGTTATTCCATCAATACTTCAAACTAAACAATATGCTTTACTCACGGAGCAGGACGAGAAACAATATTCCTCATTTATGGTAAATCGCGCTCTTTCTTTTCATAAAGATACCGTTCTTTTAGCGAATGAAATGAACAAGTTTACTAACCTCGACAACAAACTCAAATATGACTTTCTTATAAATATTGTAAGAGCCTATAAGCGCCAATACAGCAAATGGCATAAAAAGGCATCGAACAGTGATTTGAGTGTTGTCAAGGAATATTATGGCTACTCCGACGCGAAAGCCGAAGAAGCATTAAAAATTCTGTCTGACGACCAAATCACCGAACTAAAAAAACGATTATATAAAGGTGATTGAAATGGTCGAAAAGTTAATTGAAGTTACCCTTGCGCAGCAAGAGGACTTTTTAAAAGTTCGCGAAACGCTAACTCGTATCGGAGTTGCAGCCAAAAACGAAAACATTCTTTACCAATCCTGCCACATCTTGCACAAGCAGGGTAAGTATTACATCGTCCACTTTAAAGAACTCTTTGAGTTGGATGGTAAGCCAAGCAATATGTCAGACAATGACATTCAACGTCGTAACACGATTGCAAATCTAATGGCTGAGTGGGGTCTTGTAAAGGTTGTTAACCCAGACAAGATTAAAGATGATCTGGCTCCATTAAGCCAGATTAAGATTCTACCATTCAAAGACAAAAATCAATGGCAACTAGTTTCCAAATATACCATAGGTAAAAAGAAAAAAGAGGTTTGATATGTTTGTAATGACTGTGGCGAAACTTGGTAATGATGTTAGAATTCCTAAATTCGGAACTTCTTTATCCACCTGTTTTGATTTAGAATTTTTCCCAACACAACAAGTTGTTGAAGGTTACAATAAGTACAACGACAAAGTTGTTCGTCATGTAGAAAACGATGAAATTTCAATTTTTCCTGGCGATCGTTTGTTGCTTGGAACAGGGTTGGTGATGAAACTTGAACACAAACTGACGATAGAAAATTTTAAAGATATACTTGTCAGCTCAGATGATATGGATTTAAAACTATACTCAATTCGTTTACATGCTAGATCAGGATTGTCGCTCAAGCGAGGTTTGGTTTTAGCGAACAGCGAAGGTATAGTAGACGTTGACTATCAATATGAAATTTTTGTTCTTATGACAAACATTTCAGAAGTAACGCAAACTATTAAAAGATACGACAGAATCGCGCAAGCTGAGGTCGTTGCTAACATTCCATTTAATTTTGTAGAAATTAATGACGTCCCTAAACCACACTCAGAACGATCTGGTGGATTTGGTTCGACTGGTTGATATAAATAGTCATGGATGCCCATTAGGGGTCCAAATTTAACTTGCTTATTAAAGGAGTAATAAAATGACAAATATATCTGCTATTGCATCATCATTTGATCGCCTTCTACCAACAGCACTTGGTTTCGAGAATGCGTTCGCTGCTCTTGACAATGCGGCTCATCTACTAACTGCTTCGCAAACTGCGTTTCCACCAGTTAACATTATTAAAACTGGTGATTACACATACAACGTGGAACTTGCAGTTGCAGGCTATAAAAGAGATGAGATTGAAATTACAGCAGAAAAGAACTCACTTCGAGTTACAGGCAAAAAAGCTGAGAAAGACGAACGTGAATATCTAACGAAAGGTATTGCTGGTCGTTCTTTCAGTAGACAGTTTGTTTTGTCTGATACTGTGGTAGTTCAATCAGCAGAACTTGCCGATGGTATTCTTTCAATAGAATTGGAGAATGTCATACCTGAAGAACAGAAGCCTCGTAAGATTGAAATCAAATAACCATTGAGATAACTATATTATGAATCGTGATGAATTATCGTGGGATGAATTGTTTATCTTACAGGCTGCTCTGATCGCTCAGAAAAGCAAAGACCCATCGACAAAAGTTGGCTGTGTAATTGTTGGTGATGATAATGCCATCTTGTCGATGGGTTTTAATGGCTTTCCACGTGGCGTCGAAGAATATCAAAGCGACCGTTGGACTCGCCCAGAAAAGTATTACTGGGTCGAACACGCTGAGCGCAATGCAATATACAATGCAGCGAAACATGGTATCAAATTAGAAAATGCTCGAGCCTATTTAAATTGGGAACCAAAGCCATGCGCTGATTGCACACGCGCACTCATTCAAGTTGGCATCAAAGAAATAATTGGACCCAATAGAAAATTTAAAGGTGCAGGTGCTGGCAAACATTATTCTATTGAACATTCCGAACAAATGCTTCATGAAGCAGGTGTAAAGATACGCTATGCAAATTTTAGTGGGGAACTCGAACCATGATTTATATTGTAGACATTGATCAAACAATTTGCCATACACCAAACATTGATGGCAAACATCGTTACGAATTGTCTACACCATATCCTGATCGCATTCAAAAAATCAATGAACTCTATGAAGCAGGTCACACTATCATTTATTGGACTGCTCGCGGATCAGGAAGCGGAATCAATCAATTCAAGATTACTCATGGTTCGCTACTCGCATGGGGTGCCAAATTCCATGAAGTCCGACTGGGCAAACCCAGTTACGATGTTTGGATTGACGATAAGGCATTCAACGACAAGGACTTCTTTGCAGCCCCAGCCAACCCAGAATAGGGTAGTTGCCGAGGGTAAAACACGACCGCCAATAGACGATTGCAGGAGGTTTTGCAGGGGTTGCGTAAGTTATTGATTTCATTAGAGTTATTCTACTTTACAATTTCGCTGAAAAAGGCGATAATTGCTGTATGAATAAAGAACAGTTAATTACGCTAATCAATCAGGTCAAACCCGAAGCAATCAAGCACGGCTACGACTACCCCACAAACGCCGATTTTACCACGGCAACGACCGAGGAATTACAGGCGTTTTTCAACGAAATTCAAGACTACGCCATAGAAGGCATTATCAGAGAAATGGGTTACGAAGTAGAGGCGCGTCAGTGAAAACCTACCATTTTATCGAGTCCAAAAAGGACAAATTCGGGCATCGCCAAGTCCTGTGGCACACAGGCAACTACCAGTACGAAATCGAGGATCGGTCTGCAAAGACGAAAATCGTCCTCGAGGACACCGATTTCGAAGACGCAAAAAAGATCTTTTCAGAAGTTTGCGTAAGTTATTGATTTTACTACAATTTTTTCGCTTTACAAATTACTCGGTTTAGGCGATAATAATAGTATGGAAATGCGAAATGAAATCAAAGTAGGTGACGTCGTCAAGTCTCTTGACTTCGTTGGTATCAGCAACTGTTACTTCGTCGGCGTTGTGACTTCTGTCTCGTTAGAGGACAATACGTTCCGCGCTCGCACAGTTAAGCGTGTGTGGGAAGGTCTCGCGTTCAGCGAATCTAATCTTCCCATCAACTTCTCTGCTCCGCTCCCTGGATGTCATTTCTTTGATGATCTTGCCGAAACTAAAGGTCACGCTCCTCGCGTGCAGGTGGTTGCCTAATGAAAACTCCATATTATGAAATGTACACGGACGAAGGCAATGCCGCAGTCCATGAGATTGTCGTTGTGGCATATCGCATCAATATCTCTTGGAAGGTTGTGATGCAGATGTTGGAAAAACTCAGCAATGTCAAAGGCTTCGAGGAAGCCACAGATACTGCTGTTCGTGATGCAGTTTGGTTTGCTCTTTCTCGGAGGTTGAACAATGCGTCTTGATCGTGGTCATGGCAGTCCGTATGATCGTGGTGCT